TTGTTGCTCTTTAAGCCTGGGCTTTCGCCCAGTTAAGCCAGCCGCCCACCATTCGCCCTATCTCAGCCAGGTGGCGCGCCCAGATTTCATATTGCCGGAACGGCAGAAACGTCAGCTCCTGCGCAAGCCGCACCAGTGAACGCAGCAGGTCCAGCTCGGCATCCAGATCCTGCATGGTCGTTTTCTTGTGGTACCGCCTGTTGACGATGATCACCAGCCTCAGCAGGCGGAACATGCTCTGGCGAATCTCTGCCGAGAGCACGTGTTTTTCCGATTTGGGAAAGTTGCGCAGCGGCGCATAGGCGTACTGGATCATTTCTTCCACCTTGAGGCGGATCTGCAAGTCTTGCTGTGGCACGTTAAATCCTTACGGCCCGGCTATCGCCAGGCCTGACAGAAGCCTGAAAGGCAGATTACAGAGCGCGAAAGCGGGGACGGAAGCCGAAAACGCTGCGCGCAGCCGTGCGGGCGTAGGTGAGGTACAACGCGCCCAGCCCGGAAACGGACGAACTGTTCCAAGCGCCGCCACGGAGCGGCAGGCGCTCAGCCGTCAGATCGGTGTACAGGTAGCCCTGCGGAGCGAGCGCAGCCGAAGCTGGAGCGATCAGGGACTGCTTTACGAGAGCGCTGGCCCCTGCTGCGGGCGCCGATGAGAACACCCTTGCGGTGGGCATATCGAAACCGCTATCGACAAACTGGCTCTCGGTGAGCCGCCCGTTATCAGGAGCAAGCCAGGCGCGACCGTTGATCATCTTCATCCCGCTGACCCACTCCCAGACGTTGCCGACCAGATCCTGGATGCCGGCGGGCGTGCCATCGTGCGCCCAGCTTGCCGGGCCGGAGCCGGTCAAAGTTCGGCCTATGCCGGCTGCCTCGCCCGGCTGCAGGGTGTCAACACGGCGCGCAGTCTCCCAGCGCTTGGTGTGATGGCGCCCCCAGTTAGTATTGCCCAGCGGCTCGTACCCGTTCGCCATGCACCAGAGCGCAATCGCCGCCCAGTCGAGGTTACTCATCAGATCCCAGCCGGGACCGCTGGCCTGGCAGAGGGCGCGTGACTGGTCAAAGTTCAACGATGTGCGCGGATCGACAAAGGGTCGACTGACAGCCTCGCCGGCAACCTCGGAAGCAAGGTGCGCCCCGACGAAAATCTCCTGAGCGGCCACGCCATTGAACAGAAATGCCGGGTGCGTGCCCGTGCCCAACTCACCGCCCGGCGCAACGTCCTCGCAGGTGAAGCGCGGCAGCACGTACATGTGGCTGGGCTGGCCCTTTGCTGTGTACAGCACGGTTTGCCGACCGCCTGTGGCCACCTCGACAGAGCGGCGGAGTTGGTCGACGATGAGGATTGAGGGGGATGCTTGTTTGAGGGTGGTTGCGCTGGGTGTATCAAGTGCCGTACGCGCCTGAGCCGCCGTGCCTGTTGCAACCGCCTTGCCCGAGGCTGACATACCGAATGCCGTCTGCGCAGCGTCCAGTGTCGGCGCGTACGCCCACGGCTGCAACGCCGCGAGCTGCGACCCGAACTGATCTACAAGCTGCCGCAGCCGGTCAGCCGACTCTTTGACGTAGCCCTGCATCGGCGCGATGGCGTATGCCTGCCCGCTAGCGGTTGCGCCCTGATAGTTGGGATTAATCGACAGCACGGTCGCGCTGGCGATATTGGTGATTTCGTACCAGCGGCCATCCGGACCACGGAACGCATCACCAACGCGAGCGTTCGCGCTGAAGGCAGTTCCGGTCCCGGTTACTGTCGCGCTATTGGCCGTGACGGCCACTGTTCCTGCCGAATACCACATTGGCATTTCCTTTATTTGAGCAATAAAAGACCCGCACTAGGCGGGCTGTTCGTCGAAAGTCTCGTGGGTCATGCAATGAAAAGCCGAGCAAAAACCGCCGGCACGTTGCCCTTGTTGGTAAACACCGTACCGCCAGGACCTTGCTGATAAATCTCTGCGTAATTCTGGCTGTAATTCAGGCTGATCGATGTAGGCGAGGCGGTAGGCGATGTGGCCGACAGCGCCGGCAGAGTGAACGGGTTGATCATCACGTATTCGTCCTCGGCCACGCTGTAGCTTGCTCGCCAGTAGTAATGCCCGGCCAGCGTGCCGGACACCGCACCGACATATGCCCAGCTCTGCACCACATTGGTGACCACCGCGGGCGCTGCACCCGAGTCGTACACGCACGCAGCGCCGCCGTCCCATATGCGCAGGCCGTAGGTAGCCGAAGCAGTCGGCGCAAACGCGGCGGCAAACCATTTGCCGCTGGGCAGATATGCCACGTTGCGCGTACTGATGCTAAACCCAGTCCATCCGCCAGGGTTGCCGAGGATCGACATGGCGTAATACAGTTCCGTGCCGCTCGACGTTGACGGACGAATGAACACGCACGGCGGTTCCTGGGTGGTGATCGGCTGCGGAAAACTCACCGTCACCGTCATGGTGGTGCCCTGATAGGTGCCACTGCTCAGCACCGAAAGCCGGGGTTTCTCGGCGTCTATCTGCACGTAGCCATCATCATTGACCGCCAGGAAGCCATAGGAGCCCGAAGGCCCTGCAGCGCCGGCGGCGGGGCGGAACTTCATCACCAGAATGCGAACCGTATTGCGCGTGTCGTTCGCGCTCGGTGCGGCCGGGTGGTAGCGCGTTACCTGAACGTTGTTGGTCTGCACCACGATATGCGGCATAAAGCTGTTATCGACCGTGCCGGTCAGCGCCAGCACCACCGCGCAATGGTTGCTCGCGTTGCCGGTTATCGGGATGTTCAGCACCGACGTGCTGGCGAAGTTCACCAGCACATTCGCCACGATCTGGTAAGTGAACGTCGACGTGTCCAGCGTCAGGCGCCCTTGCGCGTCCCAGGTTCTAAGCCCTCCGATCATGCCGTCAAATCCCCCGCCTGAATGCGCAGCATGTCGTTACCGTCCCAGAACTTCAGGGCCCGGTTCGTCAGCTGCATACGCCCCTGCCCGGCTACGCTGCCGTTGATTTCAAAGGTGCCGGCCTTGTCCAGCCGCCAGCCTTGCTCCCCGGCCACGTAGTTGGTCGACTGCAGCGCCGTGGCGATCTTGGCCATGTCGATAGTGCCGTCGCCGATCACCGCCGAGTTGATGAACACCTGGCCGCCCTGAATCACGAACGGCGTGCTGATCACACCATTGGCGGTGTTGATCACCGCAAACCGATCTGCCTGGAACAGCACCTGCGATTGCATCCCCGTCGGCGTGTTCTCGATACCAAGCCCCATGCCGGCGGCGTAGTACTTGCCATCTTGGGTCAGCTGCAGCTTCACCGAGTACATCGCGGAAAGATCGCCATTCAGGCTGGCAACCGTCTGTTGCGTCGTCTGGATGGCAGACGAGTTTTCGCCGACGGCCGCCTGCAGTTGCTGAGTTGTTTCGGCAACTGCGGAGAACTCATCAGCGATCACCCGCTCGATTTCCGTGATCGAGGCGCCGATCTCGTCCGTGACTTGCGCCTGCAGCTGGGTTAGCCGCTCAGCCATTGCCTCGTTATCTGATGCGCGGGTACGCGACTCCTCCGTGATGCGGGCAGATGAATCCCATCCATTCAGCGCGGCGGCCAGGTCGCCCTCGCCGTCGTCCTCTCGATAGGCTGCCTGCAACATTTCCAGGCTCGACGCCGCGGCAGTGACCTTGCCGTCCAGCAGCTCAAGGCTCGCAGTGTTCTGCTCGACCTGCAGTGCAAGGCCATTCGCCGACTGGACCACCTGCCCGATGTCCAGCCAGTAGGTCGCATTCGGCGGGGCGTTCGCACCATTCGGGTCGGCCGGCACATCGATCTTTGCCTGATAGAGCCGCTGCCCATCGCGAACCGAGTCTCCAGCCTGATAGGACTTATGCGGCGAGTACTCGAGGGCGTCGGTAAGTTCCCTGATACGGTCATTGACCGACCCGGGGCCGTCGCCGTCGATCAGGTTGATTCGATCGAGCAGGTTCTGCCCGAGCTCGGTTTCGCTGATCTGTCCAGCGATGTACTCAAGGATTGCCGTCGCGTCAGCGCTGGACTGCCCCATCACCCAGTCAGACCACGGACCGATGTTGCCGGTCCGGTCGACCAGGCGAGCGCGAAACCAGAACGTCACCCCTGCGGATAGGCCGGTCATGGTGTGGGTGTTGGCTGGGTAGGCGTAGTCGCCAAGGTGAAGCGCGCTCTCTTCGCTTTGCGACGTGTTGTACTGAATCTCGGTGCGCAGCGTGTCCTCTGCCCCAGCTGGGAATCCCCACTCAAGGCGAATACCGAAAACCTCTGGCGCGGCATTCAGGAACGCCACGGCAGGAGGTGTTCCGGCCTTGCCGGCCAGGTCAATCGCTTCGCTGTAGCCCCACGGGCTCGTTACATCCAGGCTGTTCAGTGCACGGACGCGGATCTGGTAGGTGCCTGCGTAGATGCCGACCACGTCAATCTCGGTACCGCCTACGCGCCCTGCATAGACCCAGGCCCCATCGCCGCGCTTCCACTCCACGTCATAGCGCGTGGCGCCGGGCGCAGCATCCCAGAGGATCGTCATTGTGGTGACGGCCATGGTCTGCTCGATCATCCAGTCGCTGATAGCGCGGATGTTCGTCGGAGCAGCCTGCACGCTGGAAGGGATGGCCGTAATCGGGCGCTGGCTGATGATCGCCCCACTGTCGACTGCGGCGTGCTTGCCCTCGACGTACTTGCTCGCCGTGATGGCATATTCCAGCGGGCCGGACTCGGCGATGCTGACGATCCGGTAACGCTGGGCCGCCAGGCTGGTCGATTCCCACGCCCACACACTCTGCGCGACAGGCGCTGCGTCGAATGCAGGCGCGACGGTCAGCTGGTTTCCTTCCACCTCGACGATGTTTCGGGTCTGCGTTACGCCGCTCGGCAGGATGCAGGTCAGCTCGTCGCCGCTCTGCACGCCTTCGACCTTATCCACGGTGACGACGGTTGTCGTTGCAGCGCTCAACCGGCCGCCAATCCGGCGCCCAGCCCGGGCATTGTCAGCCACGCGGATGATCTGGCCGGGACGAGCGCGGATGCCGTCAAGCCCGACAGAGAACGTGACCGTCTCCGTCTCAAGCAGGTTGGTCAGCAGCGCCCAGCGGCCGGCGCGCTGAGCCTGACCTTGCGACGTACAGCCGAGCGCCGTGATCTCGGTAGTCTGAACACCAAAACGAGCAATGGCGTCGTCATCCTGTACGTACTCGACCTTGCGGCGGTACATGTCGGACGGGTCGTTCCAGCCAACCAGAACTGCGCTGTAGCGGGTGCTGCGCTTGCTGCCCTTGTAGCTGAACTTGCCGTTTTTGACGTTGGCGTTGGTGTAGGTGTAGACCGGGTCAGCTGGCATATCGGCCGAGACGATCGCCTGGCCGGCGCCCCAATAGGTGATGCCGCGAAACACTGCTGCGATGTCCTGCAGCGCCTTGTAGGCATCAGCGCGCTTCTGCAGGTAGAGGTTGCAGACGAAGCGCGGCTCCTGCCCGCCTTTCCCATCGCTGACCAGCTGGTCGCAGTATTGGCCGATCTGGTACAGCCCCCACTTGTCCACCT